GCTTAAGCGGGCGGGGAGTCGAACCCGAAGTACTAGGTTTAGATACCTAGCTGACCAAGATACGCAAAAGAGATGCGCACCAACCGGGTCATTTAAATGGATATGATAATGAATTATGATAAAGTGTAGTATGTTATGATTTAGATGAGCCACTTGAAAGCCCTAGTTTAATGGTGTCACTGAAAAGACTCGGAGAGTTCTTATCATTGACGATTGATGACTCCTTGCTATTACTGTTTAATTTTACTTTTGTAAAGAAGAATTTACCGCTGGAAAGAGTCTGAGGTATTATTGTTTGAGCTCCAATTAGCTCGACGGCAGCAATAATGTCATTTAAAGAGTCGTTAATGAATAGATCATTCGCACTTGCAGGACCATGCATAGCAATGGTCATGACCTTAGCACCCTTATCCGATTGGCCTTGAATTTCGAACACATAGTTACAAGTTGTGTGAAGTTTTATGGAGCGATCAGCGAGGGTGAAGAGACGTGCGAAGTCTTTATTTGTAAGTTTTGAAGAAAAGATTTTAGCAGTGCGAAGTACAATTGATACGAGGTCTTGCCATTTTATGAATAAATCAGGGTAATTTACATAACCGTTAAATTTCGTTTTGATGTTCGCGGTGGGTTCGGATAAGTATACAACTTTGACGTTGTTTCTCGGTGGTGTTTTCGGTTTGTAATAAGCCGGATTGTCGTTACGAGATAAAGAACTCGAACGTCGCGTTTGTCCTCGTCGCGCGTTCGGTCGGAAACGATCGAGTTGTTGAGTGCTCACTGAACGATTCATGATGAGACGGTGAAATTGTATGAAGACTAATTATTATAGAATCCATCGTCAGTTGCCAAATCAATGTATCTGATAATTTTATGAGAAACATCGGTAGAGACGGAGCATGGAAGCAAAAGTCCAGTTTTATTCAAAGCACAGTGAATCTCGGAGCGAAACATATTTATGCGGTCAATTTCGGGCGTGGATCGCGTGAACACACAATTAAATTCTGATTTGTTAGAATGCATCTCGGGAGGAAAGAAAATGCAAGTGTCCGTTACAACATGGATATAAGGTTTAGGCTTATTTTTCGTGATGCGGATAGGACTGCAATATTGGTTGTGATAACCTAATAAAGAATAATGTGTGGATGTGTTCTCGTATAGGATGATTGTACATTTAACGTCGAAACGTTCGCCATCTGTGTCAATATCGTTAATGATGACATTAAAGCTAACACCGTGGTATAGCTTCGGATTAGACATTTTGAAGATTTATGAGTTAATGATAATATAGATATAGAATGACGTGCAGAAATGCGAGACAATGATTGTATTGTTGTGATATTGGGGATGATACCGACTGCGATTCAGAAGAAGAGTGTTGTGAGAATATAAAATTTTGATAACTCTCGACAACTGTATATACTCCGGGAGTTAAGGGTTGAGCGCACATATAACCCCAACTAACAATAGCCAATAATTTACCTTCATAAAATAGAGGCCCGCCGCTGTCACCTTGACAGGAATCTTTGGAACCGTCATCGAGTCCTGCGCAAAGTGTGTTAGGCGCGACGGTGAATCTTTGCGGGCAAATCTTAATTTCCAGAACCGCGGACCTTTGAACACCAGAGGTACCGACGCATTTGTAACATGTGCTACCGTATCCGACAACAGTAACGGGTGAATTTAGGGGCGGTAATGAGTAATAAAGACCGACATAAAACTGGAATTCGGAAGCGAATAATAAAGATATGTCATTAGCGAGCGTGAGAGGTTCGAAACTAGGGTGTGTGACGAATCTGGTAACGCGTAAATCGCTGATATAAAATTGATTAGTATAACCGTGCGTGCAGTGCGCTGCGGTAATGGCGGTAGTAGGAGAAACAGCTACTGCGGTACAGATGAAAGTTCCCTGATAAAATAATGGGTGAGTGTAAAGATCGGTGGAGGGTTCACCGTTGACGATACGTGTAAGTAAAGTGAAAGAATAAGATCGACCGATAAGAATAAGAATGATGAATTTAAGCATCTTTATTGGAGGTAATGCGTTTTACGCGACGTAAAGTGGAATTACGAATTTGTGAGACAGCAGCTACAGATGGATTGTATATTTTGTCGGCGTAAAAGGCTGGGTTAAGAAACTTCAAATTACGAAAACCATATAGAAAACCTTTAATGACTTGACGGCAAAGATAAACAACAATCAGAACACCTAGAAATATCGGTACGAAATAGAATAAAAATACTGTAGAAGCCGCGTGATGTTTAAGGGCGCAGTTATAGACATCCAACATAGTGGCGTAAGAACAGCCGGAAGCGGGACAGAAGACGTTACGTTGATTGCCGGAAGGGAAGTATTGCGTTAGGGTGAGGGCGTCGGAGGATTGTGGAAATTTGACGACGTCACCGGCATTCATGATGGTGAATTGTTTGTAATTATCGAAAGTAGTGAGACAACAATCGCTATCACAAGTGAGGAGAGCATTTGTATCGCTGACAAATGTGCGGCCGGTACACGCGGATGGTGAGGGTTTAATGAAAACTTTGTTTGGTGAATAAGAAACCTTGAAAGATTGAAGATCAATTCGATAGTCGACGTGTTCGACATTAACGTCCTCATAGTCAATCATCAATAGGCCACCGTTGCTGTCATAGCCGACAGTACATGAACCGGAAGAGTAGGGTGTAATTTCTATAGGCCCGACAAGTGAAGGAACATATAAACCCTGACGTGTATAGTACGCATTAGTGGTATAGAACGCAATATCGTCGATGATAGTACGATCAGCGCGTGTCACAGACCGAGATAACATGCGAGTGGTATTGCTAGTCTGACAGACTCCGTTGCAGGATAATACGACGGTCGCACGGTATAAAGTCGATTGAGGTGTGTTGCATATGAATGTGTTCGCCTCGATAGTGCCGGAGTATATGTTACGAAGCGTTAGCGCCAACGAACCATATGTGATAGGAGCTCGAGAAATAAGATCTATAGCACGGTATGTAGATGCAGCAACTTTCAAATCAATATCAGAAATGATAATGGGTGTTGTGAAATTTGAAATTAACGTCGATGGGACCATCATATAGAGACGGGTGAATTCTCCGTTGGAACATTTTGTAGTATCGGTCTGGGACGCGACAATTAATGAACTATAGGGTTGCATAAAACCGCCGTAGATGGTGTTATAGAAGTCATATAACAAAAATTTTGATTGAAAAGATGGTTGGATACGAGTAATGTTTGCATATGTGTTGTCTTCAGTTCTTGTAGCGTAGCCGGAAACTATCGGAGAGAAAAGACCGCGATCAGTTACATAATTCCCTCTCGTGGACGGTAAATATGGTGGTAAACTAAGCACAAAAGGTTTAGAATCGACCGTGTCATAGATGGTGTAGAACCACGATTTTGGAAGGTCGATGTTGGGTGTGGGGACCGTATTATATGGTAACCGCTGGCCGGTGTCATGAGCGAAGTTATGACAAATAGCGAATAACTTTGCATAATTATTGAGATACACATTCATCTTAGCGTCAGGTGTGTATTCTACGGGTTTAGGCGAAGAGGATTGATATTTGTACTCACTGCAGGACTGAGTCTCACATTTGGTGGAGTAAGATATTCCGCTACTGTATATTAAACGCGCATTGTCAAGCGCCGGGTTATCGAGTAACGTTAAGTTTGAAATGGGAGCGGCGGTATAACTGAGAGCGTTAGTTTTAGTTGAGAACAAAAGCAGGAATAACATAAATGTTTTTGGGACAATTCTGATAAGTAAGATAAGGATAACTATGCCAAGTATAATGTCAACGATAATCATGATTATGGAAATTGCAAGTAAACCAGAATTCGTGATAATGATACTAAAGAACGACGGAGGAACGCCAGAACAAGTAGTAGTGTCGGGATCCTGAACTGCACCCTGGGGAGGTGTCAGGAAGTTAGTGACCTTTGGTTTTATGCAAACAGAATTTGAACCGAAGCATACAGTTAGATCAACCGAGGGGTCGGGTGGGGAGACAAATGCGATAGTACCTGAATAGGTTCCGGTTGAGGTAACAGAGATAGTCCTTTTAAGTAAGTTAATATGTCTTGCGGAAACAGGAATGAGGTTAGCGGTACCAACATAATTTATCTCGTAATTGAAATAAGAACCTGCGGAGGACGTCGTAATCTGCATGATGGGGATTGAGACGTCAGCGACAAGACCGTCTGCAGCACTGTAAGGAATACGCATAGACTGTGACGATAATACCGCGCTAAGGCTCACCTTCATGAGATTATTTGCAATCATTGTAATAGCGTTAGGGTATGCGTATCCAGGAAATTGAGTGATGGATGAGGGCGTGTCGACTTCGTATTGCCCATCAATATCTGAGACAAGATCAAAACTCTTTAACAAAGTAGTAATATACGATCTTGATTCGGTAGTTATTGGAATACAACAATCGGAGTCACGCCTAGTGGAGATAGAGGTATTATCGTAAGGGTCGTAAGGATCGTTGAAGTAAGTTTTAGTTTGAGGTGGGTTCGTATTGGACAAAGTAGGTAAGTAGGATATAATAGAATCCATTTTCGTAGTGGAAGGTTCAGCAGCTGCTTCGGCTCTTAATTTTGATAGTCTTCTTTGAACGGAATTCTTAGCGTTAGCTTCCTGTTCGAAGGAAGAACCGCACTTGACAACGTTGACGCCTTGTAACAACATTTTGTCGAAATAAAATTGTTGCAAGGTTTCTGAGTCAGGTTTGTACGCGTTCATAGGGAATAAATTCGGTGAGTGATATTTAGTGATAGTTTCGCTGATCGAAGATATAGTAGGTACGCTGTTAGCTTTATACCATTTTGCACCACTGATAGTGTCGAACATTTCCTTGCGCTGAAAATGAGCGAGGTAATAGTTGTTAGCCAAAGGTGATATAATGGTGCCAGCGGGCGAAATGGATAACGTCAGGTCACCGAGAGTAATTTCGGTGGGGACGTCGATAGAAGGTTGAACTTCAATATTTTTGACATCGTCGTTGATTGCAATATTGAGGATCATGGTTAGAGTGGTTTCAGGAGCAATTTTGAAGACAGCAATACCTTCGCCGAAATCAGCAACTAAAGTTTTGCGTTGACAAAGAGTGAATGTTGTGGCCCAATAATGGTTGCAAACTTTTGTAGCGACACTGCCCCAGGCTGCGTAATCAACTCTTAACCAATCGGAACCCACGATTTGATAGCGACGATAGTTGTCTACATAATCTTCCAGTTTTTCAAAACGAGCATTGACCTGATCTCTCCAATCGTACTTCACCTTACACTGGTTATAATTGTTTTCTTCGTAATTATAAGAAGCCCACCCAGCGAACATGTACGCCGGATAGATGGTGTATAGGTATTGTAGGGACACTGAATAGCGAGCTTCCGCCACACTAATCACGATAGTAGAATTTTGCAAACCGTTATTGGTAAGAGTGAGTTTCGTACCGGAAGCTCTTTGGGCGTTAAAGTTGAAAGTATGGGAAAATTCTGTAGAGCAACCATAGGAGTCACAGGTAGAATTGATATCAGCAGAGTTAGTCAAGGCGCCTCGATCATAGAGATTAGCCAATGCGTCATCTTCAAAGTTACCTCTGGCGACATCATACCGGGGAAATATCTCTCTTAATTGCGCAGTTGTCATGGCGATGAGAGTAAGTGAGAAGGTTAGGGTCAGAATCAACTGCATGGCGTATACGGAGAAAGTATATCCACTTGTTTAATAAAGTTATGAACAAGTAGATAAGCCCAACGGGGTATATAGGATAACCAACAGCGATAACGAGTGATATCAAAGACTGAAAAATACAAGCGGTGATAGAAGACTTACAGATGAAAGATGTGTCAGATTGTGTGTAGACAACACCACGCCAAGTGATTCTGCCGTCACCGATGTACTGAGGAGGGGGGTAAGCCCAAACAAGAATGAGAATGTTAGTGAGAATGAGAATCAATATCCAACAAGACGTAGAAAACTCCTTTATTAGATACTGACGTATACTGAGTAGCGACATTTTATGAAAAACGATAATATAGTGTTAGAGATAGGAATTATGCGTCGCACCTAATAAACACTATGCGAATATGATTATCATGGAATTATGCAGAGCACCATGATTGTTGGAGAAGCGTATTTCCACGATCTTCTCTGCCTTATCCCGGACATATTCGGCTAAGAAGTTTTATTTTATATGTTTTGTTGGTTAATGTGATCGAACTATGAAAATAGTCTGATTACATGGTGATAAATTTGCGCCTGATCTCGCGAGACGCGGTGCCAACAAAAACGAAAGGGTATTCAACGTTGACACTTATCATATTCGGGTCGGAACCGTTAGTGTAACGATAAACATAATTACCTCTGCGCGGGTTAACATGTACGCCGTTCTTCTCGAGTTCGTGCTTAAGCTTCTTGGAAACATTACCGAAGAACGCCGAGTTTTCGGTGATGACCCTATTGACGTAACTTGTATACGTGAACAATTTCGAGAATTCACGACTATCGCAAATGTAGTGTAATACGGCTGCAATAGCGGCGGACGGTGAGATCGTGAGTTGGTAACGATCTATACACGCTATGACGGTGAGGTCGCGGATCACTGGGTCTCTTAAGTTGCGGAAAAGGTCGTATAGCGATACTCGATATTCTTCAACATGCGTGTAATCGCGTAACGACTTACGTCCGAGTTTAAACATTGTTTTAATGGGGTCGGGGACGACGACATACTCACCACCGATATCGATAACGAATTTGGAGCAGAAATACATAGAGTTATTGAATTTGAAAAGTTTCGTTTCGAAGTTGTATAAGTCAGTCATGACTTTTTGCGAGTCTACACTTAGTTGTGACGATGACAAGACCAACGAATCATCGCCGGCGAACATAGCGAATGATAATGATGGTTTTGTATTTACGCACGCCCCGCGTTCGATACCCCAGATCGATTTCGCTACGCGTGAATAAAAATCGTCGGATGCGATGTCAAGCGTCGCAGCGACAACGCACATCGTGAGTAAAGTATTCCCGCCGAAAGTCCAAGCGTCACCGGACTTCCGCTGGAAAAGTGTAGGAAATGAGAACCCGTATGATTTGGAGTTTAATCGCGACTTGACATGAGCGTCACGCCAAAGTTCTACGTAAAACTGATCGACACCGAATAGTTTCAGTAGTAAACAATCAATTTCAAGAGCGAGATGACCTTGAGACTTATCGTACTTCGAAATGTCTATTTCCGTGGTGTACAATTCGGTATCGAAATGTTTGCGATGGCTGTTAATCTGTTGCATGATGGCGTCCGGGGAATCGTCGGCGAATATGCACACATTACTACGTAGAACTGATTGTATACGCTGTGAAATGATCTTGAAAATTGGTGACATGATCTGCGTGACTTCCTGGGGATGAGCTGCAATAGTTTGCAGTACTTGAACGGTGAGATGGGAAGTGGCGTCAATTTTTGGTTTCACCTCAGGTTTGATCTGGAAAGCATAGTTGTTCATCTGTTGCTCATGGAGCCCGAAGTTACCGGCGCGCGGTTCTATGATCTTCTTCGATACACGTTGCGACCAATGGTACAGATCATTCTGATTAATCGTGACCGGAGACTGAACGAAACTAGCAACGGCATCAATCGCATCTGGACGGACGTACGAGTCGAAGAACTTCAACACCGTCAATTCGGCGACGCGTTTAACATCAACGTCGACGGATAATGTTGGGACATCACCGTTGCGACTAAGAACCGCCTCCAGAGAATTAAGTTGTGTACGTTCCCTGTTAGGTTGAATAGAGGTGGTGAGCACCGGCGACACAAGTATCGGTTTCTCAATGACAGGGGTGAAACCGCCGGTCTTCTTGCAGGGTTTTAATTCAACGATACGATCAGGTGAGTAAATGGTGCCGGACGGTAAATGGAAATCAACGTCACAGATAGAGCTCTGGTATGCAACATTATCCATATCGACTATCATTCCACCCGGGAATGCTTCGTCAATGAATGTCTGAATAGCTACGTGATGCATAGATTCGACGTGAGCAATGACATCATTTTTAACGTCATTTAATAACGAAGCGACTTCGGTGACAGCGCTAGTACTTGTACCCCACATACCGTTCTGTTCTAGAAGTTGGTGGTGCTTATAATTACCGATGTTAGCGGTTATTAATGGCGCAAGCACTTCCGAAAAAGCGCCACCAGATAACCGTGAATTTCGGATGATCAAATCGGAAACCGTGTCTGACTTAAGGGTTGCGATAAGGTATTGAAGTGACTCGGTGTGGCGCGATAATGCAACGACAATATGATTGTCGGATTTGAATACCGGGTTGGATATAACTTGGTTAAGTCGCACAATAATTACATGCTTGAATTCACTTCCCTGTGATTCGTGAACTGACATAACCTTTATCTTCGTGCCCATCTTATTCGCGTGTTCGTACAATTGTTGTTTTTCGTGTTGCGTGAATGTGAGGTACTGAACGTCGGTACGTAGTGGCACTGACATGATGTTAGGGATGTGTTTTGTCGTCATGGTGTCATCGTTAGTGTTGACACCAGTGATACCCGCCGGATATTTCGGGTTAAGGAACCTCACAACATCACGCGGGCAACGATATGTTTTGTTAAGGTGACTATCGACAGGTATGTAATCGAGTTTATGATGTTTCGTCGCATAACCACCGATTCTGTTGATGTAAGGGATCTGTAAGGCGTCTCCGACACAACATACTTCACTACAACCAGTAAGACCGACGGCGGTGATAATATCACCTGCGTGTGCCATCATCGCTTCATCGACGAACAAAGTACAGCCCTTTAAATCCATTGGTCTCATAACGACGGAGTCCAACGTTCGAACCAAAAAGTTTAGCGTCTTGTTGCCTACGAGTTTTCGGTCGTTTTTGCAAATCCTGTCGTAAACGTCTTGTCTCGCTGCTTTGGTTTGGGTACTGATACAGTCTTGTAATAATTTGTGGTTTTTAATTATGTACGTCGTTTTACCGCAACCTGGCGATCCCTGAACGATTTTGAATTTACAATTAGCCAGGTTTGAAACTACAGAATTGTTTTCATAGTCTTTATTTTTGAAAGCGGTAGTGATATTTTCGTATGATGCGATTAATGATGGTGAAACGAAGATTGACAAGTCGTTGAAGAACAGGTAAAACCCGTCACTGCATGTAAGAGCGAGCGGTGTCTTGACGTCGCCTTTAACGACCATCAGTGTCTTGTGGGTACCTTTCGTTATGACTTCGGCAGCTACAGGTATCAAACGTTCTCCATCGTATGCGAACATGTAAGATGAGCATTGTGGTTTACCGATGAACTGTTCCGAGACACCAGTCTTTTTCCATAACCAAGCTCCTGTCCTAGCTGTTACTGAATCGGGGAATACATAATGTTTCGATTCAACAGCAGACTCCCACAATGCGACGCATTGTTTTAGAACGTTAGCGACATTCAATTTTTCAATCTCCATCTTTTCAGTGACAGACATCAGATATTTTTGCAGTATACCTTCGCCATCAGGGACCTCAAGCGGTTTAATGTAACCGAGGATGGCGTGTTCTTCGTTAACTACGGTTTTATACCCGCACGCACTAAAACTGTAACGAGCTTTACACTCCGTAACCATTTCGTCGCGTATCGAGCGATTGTTGCCGCACGATACTTGAACTAATAGATTACGAGGTACGCCCATTTCTTCGCGTAGGCAATCCATATAGTTATGATGTAATTTCGTGACTACTAACACGGCGTAATCGGCTCGCACGAAAATGATAGTTGATTTGGAATGTTCGAACTCTGCGATAATCACACATTTAGAACGTATTAGTTTACAACGCTTGATGTAATTGACGTCGTTGCACACATATATACACATCGTTTTCTCTAATGGGTTGTAATCACCAACAGGATTTTCGATGGTGTCACGTAAGTCTGACACGTAAGTTTTGTAAGAGTCAGATTTAACGTTAAATACGACGTCGGAATTGTTGTAATGATACGTGACTAATAACGGTAATACGTTCACGATGTCCGTAACATTTTTAAGTATCGACGGTAGCGATACGATAGTGTCGAGAATAATTTCGTCACTATTATGGAAATTGAACAACCCGATAGGACATTTCTTTTTGACAACATTAATTTTAGGAGCCAGATTGTACACTTCCACCAACGTCTTAACGACATAATCACGTTTATCGAGAGTATCAACAACCGGGCTGACATTGTAGCGTTCGACTGGGGTATTGAAGTATTTTCGTCCGATGAAGTAGTATTCCGAATTGAATGACGAGCTATTGCTCTTAATTATCCTTACTATCCCAAAGTGGGTAGCAAGTACATTAATGATAGTGTCAAATTGTTCATTGTATCCAATATAAATCTTCATGAAGAGGTCTCCATCGCGACAGAGCAACAGAGGGAGTCGCGCGAGCAATGCCATAATCGATGGAAGATTAATGGATGCGCGTAAGTCGTCGTCTATATGATTAATTTGATCGCAAATCATCACCAATTGATATTGTTTGTCTAGAGGTAGTTCAGACGAATTACCGAACGACACGTCACACATAGTCCTAACGTTGAGCGAACTAGTACCTGTGATGAACGCGGTGGCGTACGTTCTGTCTTTACTCATGATTTTGAAGTAGTCGTCAATTGTGGTGAACTTACCGAATATGGAACGTTCAAAAGTTATCCATTCTTGATTGTTCTTGTACTTTAGGGCCAATTCCTTATAACGCGAACTACCACCGGTTAAGCTACCTTCCGATAATTCATCGAGGTCACTGAGTTCGGGTGTAACGGTGACACACTCGACAGCACGTGCCTCATCGAACAAGAAAACAGTGCCATCATCCGATACAATCGGAGAAGGTGCTTCATCGGGCGTTGTTGTACCGAAGTCCAACAAAGGCAACTCGTCGAATAACTCTGGCATGCAGAGTGAAGAAGTGGAAACGTTCGCTTCAGATGTGCCTTGCGAAGATACGGTTATGTCATCGTCGATGTACTCGTCGTTGATGACTAATTCACATAGTTTGTCACTGTTGTCAGCTTTGACTTCTACTAGTTCTAATACTTCAACGGGTTCGTCTTTTGTGAACAACCAATCGTGTGTTTCTTTTATGTCGGCTAGAGACACATCCATAGCCTTGAACTGGTCTAAAGTCGATTGAAGAACGGGTTCTAGGGCGGGGATGTTGTCGAATGACTCGCAGTTGTGCAGATCGTGAGTTTGCACAATATTTTTAAGTACTTCGAGTCTGCCACTCAATACTTTATGTGTAGCTACGGTTATCGCGCCGGCGTAATTTTTAATTGCTTGTTGCACACACATCCCGTCAATTACTCTTTTGGCAACGTTCAGTGTTTTGTTTCCGTAATTCTTCTTATAAACGTGCGCAAAGTGTTCTTTTGGTTTGTATGCTGTGAATTTAAAATTTTCGTTTAGATCAATGTCACGAAGTATGTCGGAATATGACACGTAGAAGTACGGGCTCTCCACGTCGCGCATACAGCGATTGGTTTCGTGCGGGACATATTGTTTGTTATTGATGTTGTAAATCACTGTGTCTGGTAACGCACAATCTTTGAATCTGAAATTCGGTGATACAATCTTAGAAAGATAGACAAAATCACCTTTATTATACGACTGGATGTATACTCTTCTCGGGTTGTTACGGGGAAGTAATCTGCAAGATGCACACAAGCTCTTAACTCGAAAGACGGCTGTATTCTTGCATTGTGCACAAAGGTAGGTTTCTTTACCGAAACATTCGCAGTTGGTAAGAGTAGATTTCGTACGGAGCACACAGGTAGAGCCACATTCAGTGGCTTTAGAGACCTGCTTGTAACGCGCTATTATGTGACGACACTGATAACCTTCTGCGATAACTTCCATGACTGCAGACTTCATGTCGTCTGCGGACTTAATGCCAATCCATGACTTATGCTTGATGGTACAGTCCTGTTTAGTGAATGGACTGTATTTATTAACCAAACAAGCAATAGTCCGCTTCACGGTTTGTTTCTTGGGTTTGGACACAATGTCAAGGGGGGAGAAACCACCGGCGGTAGATGTGTAGTACTGATAATGATAGTTTTCGTAATGCATATAAGCGGTGACGTCGGCACCGACATTAATGACAATGTTCCGCACGTTGGGCATGTGTATACAGATGTTCATCTTATACACAGCTGCAGCAACAGCAATGACATTAATGTCGCACCAACCTGGAGATGGTAATTGTTCGTTGACTGGTACGGTAGTGAGGATGGTCATGAGAGAATCTTTTGTTGTCGAATTCGGTACTTTCGTTATGGCGGACAGTAAAGAGCTACGTAATTCTGCATTTGAAATGGTTATCTTTTTGTGTTCCAATAGCAACGCGGTGAGCGAAGTGTAGCCACAATATCCATCACCCAAAACCGGTACAAGTATACCAGGTGGAGTTTTGCAGTCGACGATTTCATACTCGGGAATGCGCAGGATCTTTGTTGACGATTCGGTCAGAGGCAATTCCTTATCGAGGTTTTCTCGCGATATAGGTGTAATACGTGTGGTTAATACTTCATTGAGTAGATTTTTCTTTAAAGCGTCAAGAATAGTGCTGCGCGATGAAATATTCTCAGCTGATTCGAGTATCTCCTCGCGCTCTGAATATTTTTCATGTAGATTGACGTATTGAGTGAGTAGTACGCCTGTGAAGGCATCTWTTATCTRAACTGTCTTCGGTGGAGGTCTGTTTTTGATGGATGCATGCACATGGTGGAGGAAATTAGTTACAGCAGATTTAGAGTACTTCGATTCGAAAGAGACAGCGGGGTTGAAATTCAGAGAGTCTGTTATAGTCTCAAGTACTGGATCTTCCATATTCTGTTCTTTGAATACACCAAAGGTAATCTTGTCAACACATTTTTGTGCAAACGCCTTGAAGAAAGAGGCTTCACGTAGTTCGCGTTCGCGATTCAAAATTTTTATCATTTTACGCATACTCACACCTGCATTATATTTCATTTCGTACATATGTACGTAGATGCATACAGCCAGGAAATACAACTCTTCGGTGCGAAGTTCACTACGTGTAAGAACGAGACTACCGTTAATGACCAATTGTTTGTTGATCGAACATGCAATGTGGAAGAGGTGAGTAAGATTGAAGACGTTGTTATCTATGCGCGCGCAGTAATCGGTTAGACCGTCTACTAATTTCTTTGGGGCGATGATGCTACGCGGGATGAGTTTGTCGGCGTTATCGGTATGGTAACCAAGTATTAAATAAGACTCGTTCAATTTTCCAAACGGTAAACCGGATGTGATATTGAACGTGGGTGTGAGTTGCGGAGAGTTCAGAAGAAGTCTCGCACGGAGAAAGCAAATCCCTTCCGAAACATCAGTTCTCTCGATATGCAGTATGTATTGGTCGTGAACGACGCAGCTTTGTGTTAGCAGACTTACATACGATTTGTAGTCCTGATCGTAACCAATGCTAGGGTCGTTTCCGAATGTGAAAGTAATTACTTCTTTCCCATTAATAATACGTCGCTGCCAAAGAGCGTTGAGACCTCCAGTGTTGTTGGAATTATCTGAGGATTTGCTGCGAATTATACCGCGCTTTTCATAGAGCGCGTTTGGGGCATACATAAATGAAGCGTGATGAACCTTGCATTTATGACTAATCATAATTTGCACGAGGTCATTCCAAAAGTGTTGAATAGCATGAATGGAGATTGATACGTCAGATTTGGCGTCGCAGAATTGTGAGTATTTATCACACAAGTTTCTGCACGGTTCGTTATTCGACTTAACGTAACACTTCATGCGATTAGCAATATCTTCGGAATCACAGGTTTTAATGATATCCTTGATAAGCGATTGCCGTTCATCGGATCGAGCGAGATCACGTATGTCATCGAGCGGGTAACAAACATGTACATTACTCCCGCTATTAAGTGCGTGAGTAACTTCATTACCACCAACATCGATGAGAGCAAAAGATCCGTCGCTGTAAGTTTCAGCACCGGTTCGACGACAACGTTCCATAAGACGGAAGTATTCACACTTACGAGAAGCGTGCGCAAAACCATGCATTTCATGCGAGGATTGTGTGAATTCGATGGCGAATTCGGGATAGGCCGTTTCCAAGAGCGATTGGTCATATGGTGATAGACAAGGGTGTATGACCACCCTTTTCTTAGAGCGTGTAGACGCAATTTCGTTAATTTGGCGCTGAGCGATACTTTCAATGTATTGCAAATTGCGATGAGCGAGTGCGTCTTTCATCTCGCCATCGAGGTTTATAGCCGACAGTTTATTCTTCATGATTTCCATGATAATGGAAGATTATAATTCTTTTGCAAATATTATATGAAAATGTAATATTGCGCGGAATTATAAGGTGATATATCACTTTATTAATTCAAGGTTGATAGCACGAACTCCTGAAAAGGAGAATCACCGAGAGATGATTGTAGACGTACGTGTGGAACAAGGTTACAAATTCCTGAAAAGGAGGATCACCGAAAGATGACCGTAGTTGTAAACTTGTAAGTATTGTACCTGAAAAGAATAATCACCCGGTCGTAGAAATACGATCGGATGGGGTTTTTCC